ATAAGGGCAACCCGCTAGCGCAGTATATAGAGCAGGCATACTTCCCGGCAGGCTTTGGGTTAAAGTATGCTGGTGTCAACTCCCGCGATTTGTCGAATACGGGCGCGAGTATTGAGCCATGCGTAGCGGGGCCGTCATTCAAGACAGCGGGGGCTACGTCCAGTTATTTCAATGCCCCCTCTGCGGCTTCAACCCGATTTACGCTAGAGGCTTACTACGTACCTGCCGTTTCTGTTAGCCAGTACATTTGTGGCACTCAGGAAGCCCCTAACGATACGACGCATGACCGGGCTTTCTGGATAGATGCATCAGGTTTCTTCACGTTTTACATCTACGACGGTTCGTTAAAAAAAGCCATATCCGCAACTGCGGCCGTAGTTGGGAAACCAGTCCATCTACTAGGAATCAGCGACGGATCAAATATTTACCTATATGTAAATGGCAACCTGGAGTCAACTGTAGCGGCAGGAACCGCGTATACAGGCTATGCCTCACCGGAGTTTGTACTTGGGACTGGGCGCACTGATGCGGCTATGGCTATACCCGGCTCTGGCTGGACAAATTATGCAATACGGTTTAATAGAGCGTTAAGCCCGGCGGAGGCCAGAAGCCGGTACGACAATAAGTTTTCGTTATTGCAAGCACCTGCCAGGAGGCTATGGGTATCCGTAGGTGGCACAACCTACAATCAGGGTATCGCCGGTTCACTAACCCCGGCCGGGGCACTCGCAAAGCAAACCAATAAACCCTTGTCTGGAAGCAGCACGGCGGCGGGCGCGTTAACGAAGCTGACGAGTAAAGCATTTGCGGGTTCGATAACATCCACCGGAGTATTGTCAAGATCGATAGCGAAATCCCTTGCCGGATCCTTAACAGGTACCGGGCAACTCGTAAAGCAAACCGCGAAAGCGTTTGCCGGATCGGTAACCGGAAGCGGGGCATTATCGACCATGATCCTGTTTACCGCATCGTTCGCCGGATCGATAGCACCATCTGGGGCTCTGTCGAAGATGACTCAGAAAGCCCTGGCGGGAACCAGCACGCTAACGGGCGCCATAACGAAGCTTACCAGTAAAGGGCTGAGTGCATCCATAACCCTGTCCGGGGCGTTGAACAAGTTGACCACGAAGGCGTTTGCGGGATCGAGTACGGTAACGGGGGCACTGGCCGAAGCGTACCAGGTGGCGAAATCCCTGGCGGGGTCTATCACACCGACCGGTGCGCTTGCCACAGCGTACATAGCGTTTGTGGCCGGCGTGCTGAAGATGCTTTCCCTGCTTGGTGTTGGACAGTAAGTAATTGATGTTAGAACCATTCACGGTTACTATCACAGCAACATAAAACAAGGACATAGAAGGGACACTTGCTAGAAGAGATACTTAAGACGTTTACCGAGTTGCCCGCTAAGCAGCGGGCAGAAGTAAATAGCTTACTGGCTAAGCAGGTCGCCAGCATGAGGTTCATTCCTTTACCCGGGCCACAGACGGATGCGTATCTGAGTAACGCCGATGTCATGCTGTATGGTGGGGCGGCGGGTGGCGGAAAGAGTTTTCTACTCATGGGGTTAGCTTCGCAGGAACATACCAGAAGCATAGTTTTCCGGCGTGAGTCATCGCAAACCGATGGTCTTGCCGAAGCCGGTAAACAGATTATAGGCGACAGTGCGAACTACCGGGCCGCGCCTTTACCGGAATGGACTTGGGCAAATGGCCGTTCCCTGAAACTGGCGGGGATCAAAGAACCCGGTGACTGGATCAAACATGCGGGCCGTGAACGCGACCTTATAGGCTTCGACGAAGCGGGGGAATTCTTACAGGAACAAGTAGCGTCCCTGATGGCGTGGAACCGGGGTGCCATGGGGCAGCGATGCCGTATAGTTTTGGCATCAAACCCCCCGCGGTCATCGGATGGGTATTGGTTAACGCAATGGTTCGGGCCGTGGATAGATCCGATACACCACAACCCGGCAGCGCCGGGGGAGTTGCGTTACGCGGTAATGCTCGCGGGGGAACCGCACTGGGTTAATGGACCGGACGCGGTAGCGATAGAAGGGGAAATGCGTAAGCCGCTTTCCTTTACGTTCATACCCGCAAAGCTAAGTGATAACCCCTATCGAGACACACCAGAATACCGCGCCAAGCTGCAATCGTTACCGGAACCACTAAGAACACAACTTCTATACGGGGACTTTGGTGTTGCCAAGGTCGATGACGCTTTCCAGTGCATACCGTCGGCATGGGTGAAAGCCGCGCAAGAACGATGGAAACCGCAGCCCCCGGTAGGCGTGCCGATGTGCTGTATAGGTGTTGACGTAGCGCAGGGCGGGCAGGACAAAACCACACTAGCTATAAGGCACGACGGCTGGTACGCCCCGATAATATCGGTTCCCGGTGTACAAACACCGGACGGGAAAGTGGTTGCTGGACTGGTAATAACGAATAGACGAAATGACGCCCGCGTAGTGGTAGACGTGGGGGGCGGTTACGGGGGTGACGCATATGGGCACCTAAAAGAGAACAATGTGGACGCCGTCAGTTACATGGGTGTTAAGAAGTCAACAAGACGCACAGTAGACCGCCAGCTATCGTTCTTTAATGTCCGTTCGGAAGCGTACTGGCGGTTCAGGGAAGCCCTTGACCCGTCACAACCGCAAGGGTCTACGATAGCCTTGCCGCCGGATTCGGAACTCGTAGCTGACCTGTGTTCACCTACCTACGATGTAGGGGCGAACGGTATAAAAGTTGAGGCTAAGGTTGATGTGGTGAAACGTATCGGGCGATCAACTGATAAAGGGGATGCGGTAATAATGGCCTGGTGGGACGGGGTCAGACAAGCGAACATTCCCGGCGGCTGGAAGAACTTCGGGGCGAACCGCAATCCGCAAGTAATCATGAAGAATCACAGGACATAGGGGGCAGACATGGGCGACATGTTCGGAGGGGGTAAAAAGGTTTCGACACCGACGATATTGACGCCGGTCATGCCGGCGACCGATACGGACACGATAGATAAGGCCAGGAAGAAGGCGGCCGCCGCAGCGATGGCGCAGAGCGGTAGAAGTAGCACTGTTTTGTCCGGTTCGGACGGGCTGAAATTGGGAGGGGGATAGCATGAGCGTAATGAAGGATGTATTACCCGCAATATTTACCGGCGGCTTGTCGTTGCCTTTCACGATGCTGTCAGGCGATCAGAAGGAACCGAAAACGCCGACGGTAGTTCAGCCCAACGTAATGCCGCAAGCTGATTCCGAATCGGTGAACAACGCGCGCAAGAAAGCGGCACTGGCACTACAACAAACCAAGGGGCGAGCCAGCACTATGCTTTCGGCCAACGATGACGCACTCGGGGGTTAAGTGAGTACCGAATATCTCACACAACAAGGCGGACAGCTATTTGAGAAACGCAGTTCCCTGCTTGCGTTGTGGCAGCGCATAGCCGAGAACTTCTACCCCGAACGGGCGGATTTCACCACTACCCGCAACATCGGACGGGAGTTCGGGGAATGGTTGACTACCGGCTACCCGTTGCTTGCACGCCGGGATCTGGGCAATGCGTTCGGGACCATGCTGCGTCCAACAAGCAAGAATTGGTTTCATATCCGCACAACGAACTGGGAAGCACTCGGCACCGAAGCGCGAGCATGGCTTGAGATGGCGGAAAACCGCCAACGCCGTGCGATGTACGCTCGCACCAGCCAGTTCGCCCGGGCGACCAAGGAAGGCGACCATGACTTCGCAGCCTTCGGCCAAACCTGTATTCAAACGTCCCTGAACTCGCACGGCAACAACCTCTTATACCGTTGCTGGCATTTGCGGGACGTTGCCTGGATGGAAGACGAGAACGGCGCGATCGGTACCATTTACCGCAAATGGAAGCCAACAGTAGCCGACCTGATGCGCTTGTTCCCGGGCAAGGTCCATAAGAACGTATCCGACAAGATGGAAAAGCAACCCTACGAGGATATAGAGGTATGGCATTGCATCGTTCCCTCGGATGCCTACCCCAGCGACGACGGCAAGAAATATAACACGCCGTTCCTGTCGGTTTACCTGGACGTAGCCAACAAGCACAAGATGGAAGAGGTAGGCGTACTCAACATGGAGTACACCATTCCCCGCTGGCAGACGGTAAGCGGTTCGCAGTATGCCTATTCCCCGGCCACGGTGGTAGCCATGCCCGACGCCCGCTTGATACAGGCCATGACCGGCGTGCTACTGGAAGCAGGCGAGAAAGCGGTATCCCCGCCCATGGTCGCCGTACAAGGGGCGCTACGCTCCGATCTCAACATCCTGGCAGGCGGCGTAACCTGGGTTGACATGGAATACGACGAACGGCTGGGCGAGGTTTTGCGGCCGCTTACGTTGGACAAGAGCGGCATACCGCTGGGGCTTGAGATGTCCCAGGACGTGCGCCAACAGATCGCCGAAGCCTTCTACCTGAACAAGATCGCCTTGCCAGCACCGGAGGGTGACATGACAGCCTACGAGGTCGGGCAGCGGGTACAGGAGTATATCCGCCAAGCCATGCCGCTATTTGAGCCGATGGAGCCGGAATACAACGGCCCATTGTGTGAAAACACCTTCGAATTGTTGATGCGTTCCGGTGTGTTCGGATCCCCGTTTGATATGCCGGAAGAACTGCACGGGGTCGATTTCCAGTTCGTGTTTGAGTCCCCACTACATGACGCCATCGAGCGCGAGAAAGGGCAGCGGTTGCTCGAGGCGAATTCGATGATCTCGCAGATTATCCCGCTGGACCAAACCGTGTCCTACATGCTGGACGCCAAGAAAGCCTTGCGCGATACCTTGCAGGGAACCGGCGTTCCGGCTTCCTGGCTGCGATCCGAAGCCACCGTACAGCAATTCGCCGAAGAGGCCAAGCAGCAACAGCAAACCGCTGAACTGCTCGCGCAAATGCAGGCCGGTGCCAACGTGGCGGCTACGGTATCGAAGGCAAACTCGCCCACGGGTGCCGGCACGCCGGGGCTCGGATTGGGGGCCGCGCCATGAGCAAGCAACCCGACGTTTTCCTGCCAGTCAAGTACGACATTGCGGACGTAGCGGCATTGCAGGCAGTCATGGCCGGTACCGCTACAGAGCAACAGCAACAGCGGGCAATGGGCTGGATCATATACAACGCCTGCGGCACCTATGAACTGGAATACCGCACCAATGAAAGAGATCATGCCTTCGCCAGTGGACGGCGTTTCGTCGGCCTGCAACTGGTGAAAATGTTGAAGCTGAATAAGGCGATTTTGAAGGATAAGAGCTAGGTTTTAAACACAAAAAGGAGTTAACCAATGGTAGACACAGTAATAGACCCGGCACCAGAAACTACGGCACCTACTACCGCAGCACCCGAAAGCACTACGCCAACCACAGCCGCACCAGAAAGCACTACACCGTCAACGGAAACCCAGGCGACCACCACCACCGAACAGAAAGCCGCACCGGACGATTGGGCAACTTTGCGCGTGAAGATAGCCGGCGAAGACGAGAAGGTGCTGAAACGCCTGTCGCGCTACAGCA